TATCCATTTGTTGCACTTGAACCATTCGTTACATCGATAACTCTCATCGTACTTGCAGATGTGTTTACATCAACAACATATGCAGTTGCACCAGATGCAGCCTGTGTGATTGTAATATCACCAGTAACCGCCTCGTTGGCTGCAGAGTAAGTAATAACTTTTGCTTGATCCGCGGTATCAGAAGTATATCTTGTCCATGCACCATTTGTGTTTGGATCTTTCAATAATCCGATTTTTCTGAAATCATTAGATGTAGTAAATGCACCAGATTCACTCTGTGTCAGTTTTGTGTTAATCATGCAAAAATATCCACCCAATTCTGAAACTGCATCAAATCCATGACCACCCTTTGGTGGAATAATAGGAGTGATGATTGCACCAGAAGGAGAAGATGCTCCAGGCTGTGAAGAAACTGTCATAGTTGCAGTTGTAAAACTATTTCCAGAGTTTACGACTGTAACACCTCCAACTGATCCTGCTGCAGCTCCACCAGTAGTGTTTGCTGTCAGAACTATTTCTTGTCCGTGTCCATCTCCATCAATCCTTGGCCAAGGCCCAACATTACAAGTTGGCATTGTTCCAGAAAGAGTAACCCCTAAAGTTTTACTTAATGTGAGTGTGGATTGACTTGTTCCACTATTATAAGTACTCGATGCAACTTTTCTTACGTAAGAAGTACCTCCGTAAGTAAAATAGACAGAAGAGTTTGCATATGCATTTGCGGTTGTCAAAGATGTTGCAGAAACGACCAAAGTTGTTCCTGTTCCAGATGCAATAGCTTTATTGTTTTCAAAGTGATAGTTAGCACCATCATTAGAAATTACAAAAATATCTAATGCACCATCTATTGCATTTCTTTCGATTAATACTTGATCTGAACTGTCATCCTTTGCACCACCAGCTGCCATACCTCCAGCAGTTCCACCTTGTCCATATGCATTTGCATCACGAATCTGTTTTACTGGAATATAACTGGATGTTACAAACTTCAACGATTCTGCAGCGGAAATGGTATACATATATTTCCACACATATCCATCCGACTGTGCAGCTGGTGCTGCAGCCGTAGTTGTAGTATGTGTTGGTTCTACAGTAGAAGGAAGTGGTCTTCCAGATTCATTCTTATTGTTGTAAAGACATTTGTAAACTTTAAATGTGCTATTCATTACATACATTGGATACAGAGTTGCAGTTGTATCTGCCGTTCCGCTGTTTACATTTTGACTCGCAAGACTTGAAGTCAAAGAACTGAACTTAACTGTATCATCATACATCGAATAATATCGACCAGATGTCCAGTTATTTCTTGCGATAACGTGACTCACATCTGAAGATGCAACCTTTTTGGCTGCAATCATGTCTTTCCAATGTGAATATGCAGTATTTGCAGTTGTGTCAGAAGATGGAGCATTTGTGTTATTCGGATCTGGTTGTGCAGTATCCGATACTTGATAAGTAGTAGTTCCATCGTTGTAGGAGCCAGACCATGCAGCAGATTTCCCGATAAACAAATACATATTTGTCGAAAGAGCAGCTGATGCTGTTGCTCCACCATATAGTGCAGCCTCAGAAAACATCTCTCTGAACTGTTTTGCGTTGTGGATTCTAAATTCCGTTGTTACTAAAGCAGGCATGGTTTATTTTCCTTAATGATTTCTTTTTATATTTATACAGATAAAACTTATAAGTCAGCTATTATGCAGCCAAAACTCGTTGATCAACTTTGTGTTTATATAAACCAAATCCTTGATTGTTTGGATGTTGTGTGTAAGGCACACCCTTATAATCAAATGGTCTATTGAATGTTAAAATATTGTTTGTTACACCTGAAATTTGTCTCTGTACAGCAGGTGTGACAGCCAATTGATGGGCATCGTTTGCACCATCTAAATCTATTTGTCCTTCATCCGCAAGGATATATCCTATCGCAGAAGAATTTGGAGTATTGGTAGTTCCATCTTCCAATAGGAAATCATCATTACTACCAGAATCTTCTTGAATCATTCTACTTTCGATATCTACGTGTCTTCCAGAAATGTCTAGCACATCACCAGAACTAAATCCAGATAAATCTGCCGCATTTGTATGCAAAAATTCATGAATTGTCTTTGTTTTCATTCCTTCAATATATTCTGTTGAATATAGATCAATTAAAATACCAGAACTTGCTCGTTTTCCAGATCTAAAGACTTTTCCTTGTGTGGTAATTGTCATTCCTGTAGTATCTACTCTCCTGTCCTCATACGATAACGTTGTTACATCATCCTCTAATAAAAGATTATCTCCTTGATTCGCACCTTCTGAACTGTCTATAACAAGATTAACAGTTTCATCAACTTCTTTTAAGACAAAAGTATTGTTAGTTGCAGGATTGTTTCCTATCGCTGTTGCTTTGTACATCTTCCCATTGATGAGAGAAACATTAGTTCCTACAAAATCATCCAGAGATACAAGATCATCTTCTCTAAAATAATGAGGAGTAGAGGTTGTAATAGTAGTAGTATTTCCAACTGAAACAGATGCAACATCTTTTACAAACAATGTCGAAAACATCTCTGCTGGAATTCCATTTGATGCTCTAAAATTGCTTACGGTATATGTCTGAGTTGTTCCACCTTTAATTGTTATCTCTGCAAATGTCTCAAGAGCCGCAATCAATGAATCGATCTGTGCTTCAACTTCAACGAATGCTTCTCCCATTGCAACTTGAAGTCCAGTAATAAACGACTCAAAGAAGAACGTCACTTCTCGATAAGTTGACATTCCAGTTGCATTGATTGTATTGATGTTATTGAGCCCTCTATCGAACATTTGAGTGTTCAAGAGATTTTCAATTAACACCTCACCAAATAACTTATATCCTGCTGGATGTAATAATTTCAGAACATCGTTTCTCCAAACATTAACAGAATCGGTTGTCTTGAGAACATAAGAGTAATCTTGATAATAATCGTTGTCTTGAATCTTTTTCTGAGAACTGGGCATTCCCGATTCACCAGAATACTTTCCTTCTTTAACTCTTGTGATTCCTAAAACTCCTGTTAGAGTTGCAGCGGTTGAGTGAGTTGCTCCTGTTACTGCTGGAGTAGTGACATATCCAAATCCTGGCTCGGTAATGGTAACTCCTGTTACTGCACCACCTAAATCACCTATTGCTATTACTGCATTTCTTCCGTAGAATCCTCCTGCACCATCACTTCTAGTTTCTACTGTATTGTAATACCCTAAAGATGTTAGAGTTGCAGTTGGTTTTGCCTCGTAACCACTTCCATGAGAAGAATATGATATTGTTGCAACCTTACCGAAAGTCTGTGTAGTGAATGTTAATGCATTCTTAATTCGTGAACTTATAATCGGAATCATTTCAACTGTGCCATTTGCAGCTGCGCCACTTATTGTAACTGTAAAAGTAGTAGGATTCGGAACAGTTGCAACAGAATAAGTTCCATTCATTGATGCTGCAGAAAAAGATAATTTAACAGAATCATTTACTTGAAGATTGTGTCCATTAGCATATGTTATCGTTACAGTTGTTCCTGCCGAAGTAAATGTTCCGTCTGGTGTTGCAAAATTTGCACCATAATTTGTTGAATTGAGTGCAACATGAGCAGTTGGTGTCGTGAAAGATGTATCATTGATTGTTACTGAAAATGCACCAAGAACTGCTGTTCCAGTTTTGTCAAAGAGATACATTGTATCTCCATTAGCCCATGGCGTTAAAGATTCGGGGCTAGTTGATACAGTATTAAATACCAGAGAAGTAGATCCACTTGCAGTTGCATTTGTAGATAAAACAAAAGTTGTTGAATTTGTAACAGATGCAACAGTTGCTCCTGTGGGAATACCCGATCCACTTACTGGCATTCCGGCTGAAAGTCCAGATGTATTGGTTGTAGTTATTGAAGTACTGCCGCTAGTAGTTGTGCAAGTAAGAGTAATTTGTAGAGTTTCATTATCCATGTCATAAATCGAAAGAACATTTGGAGTTCCAACAGTATAAGAAACAACTACTCCTTTTTTTGTTGCATTCGCATATATCGCAGCATTTCCAAGTAAATATCCCTTTGAAACTGTTACACCAAATGCACCAGAAAGATCAAAAGTTTTTGTTTCGATTCCAGCAGTAAGTTCAGTAGAAACAACATCTACCGTAAATGTATCTGAAAGAGTTGCAACCTTTGCGGCCGCACCCACAACAGCATTTGTTCCTGTATTATCAAAAGTGAGAGGATCGTTTACTTGATATCCATTTCCTGCATTTGAAACTGTTATAACTGCAACTTGATCTGCGGTTGTTGATTTAACTTTTGCTGCTGCTCCAAATCCCACATTAGTTGCATCAGTAACAGTAAGTGCTTCATCTACAATATATCCTTCACCTCCACTCACAACTGTTACATCCGTCAACATTCCTGAGAGAGTTGCAGAAAGTTCTGTTCCAGTTGCAGTTGTTGCGGTAATAGTTTCACTTACCACAAAAGTTCCTACAAATGTAGTTACGACCAATTCGATGACTGGCACGTTTCCAATTTTACGAGTAGTTACATTTTGGACAAATGCAGTTGCTGAAGAAGTATTTCCTGTAATCGTTAGACCATTGAAATCCAGATAAGATGCATCATAAGACAACTGTAAAACTGTATCTTGTAACCAGTTTCCATCCGATATTTTAAACATATCAGTTTTTGGATAATAGAAATCAAGTGAATCTTGACCATAAAGAGCTCGAAACAAAGTACGAAATGATTTTTCACTACCTTTAGAACGATAAAATTCTTTGAGATGTTTTAAAAAATATCGTAAGTCTACAGTTGCAGTATTTCTTATATTCGGATAAAGTTCTTTTTTGAACCAATCAAGAATCCCCTCTGTTGTTAAATCCGAATCAATAAGATTTCTAAATGTTTTAGTACCATTCAGAGGTTTACGATTTAACTTTGTAATTGTGCCACGAGAATTGGATGTTCCACCTATGATAACTTCTTCAGTAATAAAATCCAGATCGTTAGTTGGTTCGAGAAACACTTTAAGTGTAGTGGTTAGTGCATTCCGACCTTTGACTTTAGCTGTTGCACCAGAAGTTTGTCCAGTTACAGTTTCCCCATTTGTAAATGTAGTTGGATATGCGCCGACTGCTGTATAATACACACAAAGTGTCTCTAAGAATTCATAATAGTTCTTGAGAAACTTCTCATAAAGAGGATTCTCATCACTTATGAATTGAGGTATCTGATTTTCTACTTGTGATACCGCTTTAGCGGAAACTTTTGCAGACATAGTTTAGTATACAGTTGAAGAACCTGTTGCAGTTCCAGTTGTTATTGAGTCAGATGATCCCGTTGCACTTGCAGAAGTGGTTGTTGTTCCAGTATCAGCATCATCTTGCATTGTTACTGTTATATCCGTATTAGCAATCGTGAATAGTTGATTTCTTACAGGAATCAAATCATTTATAGCCGGTTTAATTGTAAAATCTAAAGTAGATCCCGAATAAGAATCTGGCTTGAAGGAAGTCAATGTAACATGACCGTTACTATAAGCAACTGTTCCAATATTATTTGCAACAATAAGTTTATCACTTCCAGAATAATAAAATACTCTCATTACTCCATTGAGATCATCTAAGTAACTTGTAGAATAAGTTGTGCCTGCTGAATCCGTATATGCAAATGCGGATGAAGTTACTGCACCTTCGTAAGTTGCAGAAGGATTATAGATTGCATTGTTGAAACTAATTGTATAACTGTTATTTGCAGTCAAAGAAGGAGTTAAACCCTTTTTTGCAGTAAGTGTCAAGAGATTTCCTAAAATAGAAGCATCTGTAACATCGACCAATTTAGAAAGTACAGAATATCGGAAAATTGAACCAAACTTATTCAAATTGTTTGTTTTGTAATTTTGAATTGTATCAATAACACTTGCAGCGATTACACCAGATGCTTTGGTTGTCTTTCTTGAATCGTATTTAACTGTTAAACTAAAAATCAAACTGATCAGATCTGGATCAACAACTTCTGGTGAAATTGCAACAATATTGTAATCTGTCAATGCAGCTTTAATAAGTGTTTTTTGACTTGTAGACAAAGCATCAGCTCCAGAAGGTTTTGCAGAAACATAAACAGTTCCATATTTTGGAGTTGCATCATCTTGTCCGCCCCAAACTGCAACTGTGTCTAATCCTGCAACATTATCTTCTACGAGTTTCTTATAATCATCTGTAGTTACTGCACGATTCTGTGCTTCATAATTCTTTGGTGCATTAAACTTAATACTTTCAATTGTTTCCTTATCCATTCCTCCGATTGCAGAATTTGCAGTTACAACCGAAACAGTTGAATAACCACCTACTGTACTGGCTGCAGAAAATGTATTTGCACCATTGGTTTCTGTTCCTTCTGAAACCAAACTGTTAAGAAATACAATATTTCCTGTAATCGGTTTTCTACCTAAAGTTCCATCTCCAAACTGAACACGATATTGTCCGTTTGAATGCTCGTTCATGAAATACACATTAGATGTTGCATTAACAGTAGTGATGTCTGTGGCCAAGGCATATACTGAAGTATTGGTGTCCGTTGCAGATTCTTGAACGGATACGACTAACGTATTAGTATCAGTATTTGCATTTGGTAAAAGAAATTTCTGTTCAGTATTTGCAGTATCTACTGTATACTTAAATGTCAAAGGAACACCTTGTCTCAACAAGACATTTTCCGCAACATAATTTCCGCCTACAGGAGTAATTACAGTTGAATTTGCAGTTGCAAAAGTATAAGATGTACCGTTTACTGTTGAAGTAAATTGTGTGTCTTTATCTACTGTAATTGATGCAGGAGAATCACTTGCAGTAATAGTCAAATCAACATATGCTTGCGAACCTCTTACTGATCTTGGAGTGTAACCTAGCATAGATGCTTTTGCAACAACTGAATCTCTCAATTGTGCAGAATCCAAAAAGGATTCGCTTGCAAGCATATTCAAATAGTATGCATTATAATGAGTATTGTATGCAAGGATATCTAAAAGAACTGAAATTGCAGAACCATCAAAATTGTGGTCAGTAAATTCAGTTTGAGATCCGAAATAATCTTTTAAGTTTGTTTTGATTGTATCAAAATCAAGTTCTGCAACATTAAGTTTTTGTATTTCAGCCATTGTTTATCCCTGCTCAAAGTAAGTTTCTAATTTTTGTGGCTCTGTTTCTGTCGATATACTAAAAAGAATACTTACTTTATATCGATTTTTATCTTCTTGTCCTTCTACAGTCACACCTAAAACTGTAGCTCGTGGTTCACTTCTCATCAAACAATCTTTAACTTCTTGTGTTAATCGTTCTTCCGTAATTGGATTCATTGGTTCAAATAACAATGCACGTATTCCAGAACCTATTTCTGGTTGAAACATTCTTTCGTTATAATTAGTTTTCATAATGGACAACATTGCAGCCTTGACGGCAGCTGACCCTGACTTCTTTGCAACATCCCCACTCATGGGATTATGAGAGAAGTTAAATGAAAAATCGTGATATGTTCTTGTACTTGGTACGTTTATAGCCATAGTAATAATATTTATGGTACTAATAGTTTTTGGAGCGTTTTAAATCCTTCTTCAGTTCCAGCTGCGCCTCCCCCCATTATCATGAATGCTAAAGTAAAATCTAAAGTATCAGGCGGTTTATTTGCTGCACCCTGAAGTTCTTCTTTAATATACTCATTTCCACCAATTGCTACTGGTATATTCAATACATAAACTCCTGCATCACCAAGACCAACTGTGAAGAGTGCAAGAATTTTTTGAAGTGCTGCTGCAATTTCTTCCAACTCTGCAATTTTTGCATCCAGATATGCAATAATATCTTCTATTGCTTGAGCCGCATCATCTGCCATTTTTCGGATAGCATCAGTTAGTGCATCAATTGCCATAAAGAATGTTTTAAAATCTCCGATTAAATCATCAAGTTTTACTGCTTTGAAATTTGGATGTGGAGCTTGAGGAGTCTTTTCTTCAAGTATATCTCCAACAGTCACATTATTTGTTGTGAATGTATTTGAACCATGATGTGTTTCAGATGTGTGTTCTTCTTCTATAGATTCTGTATCTACTACAGTCAATAATGTTTTACCCGATTCTCTCTTTACCTTTGTATTTGCTTCTTTTGCAGTATATGTAACCTCTTTTGTTGTAGATTTTCCTGCATCATCCACTACAGTATAACTTCTAGTAGTTGGTAAATTAGGAAGATATTCAAAATCATTAAATGGGCCAGTTGATTTCGCTCTACCTGTATTTTGATCTATAAAAGTATTCCATCTTTCAACAAATGCAACTTTCTCAAGTTTTGCACCAGATCCAAGATTTTTAAATCCTATTGCATCCATAGGTGTTATGCCTGTTATAACAAGTTCTTGTGTAGAATATACTCCTTCATTTTCTACAACACCTTTTGTTTTTATATCATCTCCATCTTCTGTACTTTTAACTTGAGCTACATATCCTTGACATCTTGCACCAAATTTTACTCTTGGCCCGACAACAAAATCACCAACTTCAAATACACCTTCTATCATATAAGCAATAGGGGGAGTGGATCTCATTAATCTCTTTTTATCTTCTTCTGTTCCTCTTACTTTACATACATTATTTACTTTTAAAGTGACATTATTTTCATCTGGTTCGTCTATTTGTAAAAGTGCTGCATTTACAAGACCACCCAATTTTGCCATTCCAGATGCAACTCCGCCCGGAGCAATTACTTTTCCTTTTTTGTCTTTCTTTTCCTCTCCTCCAAAAAATACATTAAATGCTTTAATAATAGATTTTAAATTTGCAAGATTTTTGGTAAGGTCAGAAACCCCAACAAGAACTACTACTGCTCCTGCTTCTGCGGATGCTGAAAAATTTGGTCTACGATCATCCAATTCATCATCCATTGCTGAAATTATGGTAGCAATGACTTGAGAAGGAGTCATTTTGTACATTCCAGTTATTTCATCAACAGTACCTAATTTATTATCATTTGCATTACCTGTTCGTGATTCTTCTGGTTCTGCTTTTCCTACTGGTACTTCGTATTGTGCTTTTTGGGGCCCAGTAAGAAGAATATCTTCTTCACCAAGAAATTCTTTTGCCCACCCCACAAATTCTCCTCCAAGTCCATGTCCTCCTTTACTCATATCCCATTTACCACCAGCTGCTTCACAAGATTTTATATCTCTATATTTGGTGCCATCCTTTTTTAATAATTCTCTATCGGGGTTTATCGTGGGATATGGGTTTGGTGCCATACATTGTCCAAGTCCCATAGTAGATGCAATTGCCATGTTTGCTGTAATTTGAATAGGAGATACAAGCATTTTTATAGGATTTCCATCTGCATCTTCTGGAATGATATATCCACCTTCTGCATCGGTGACCTCTAAAACATAAAATCCAATATCCCTAAAATCTACAACAAAATCATCTATCGCATCAGCAGTTGTACGTAACAAAAGGATATAGGGGCTCAGTAATCCTGTCAGAAGAACACCTGCTGCTTTGATTGCAGTAGATGCAAGTTCTACATTAGTAGTTACAAGAGCAGATGCCTTTTCAGCTGCGGCAGCAATCTCTTGTATCTTTTTATTTTGTCCTATTGATTGGACTTTCCATTCTGTAGTAGCCACTTCTTTGTTTCCTCTAAAATATTTTTCCTAGCATTAGTATGTTGAATCATTAATTCTATAAGATCTTTCATGCCTGGTTGTTTCTCTCCCTTTTGACCCCATTGACCCCATTCTAAAGGATCTTTTTCTTTTTTATCATTGATTGTACTCATAATATTCTGCTCTCTTTGATTTTATTTGATCGTAAATCGTTTCTACATCTGAAATTGCTGCAAGGATTTTTCCAAACAACTTTATCTTCTTCCCCGCAAGAAAGTTTGCATGAGAGAAAATGGTATTTGCATATCCATTTCCACCATTGAAAGAATATCCTGTGAATCCTGCTCCTGCACTTCCTACTGTAACATCTCCACTTACTGCTACACCACCAACTGCTGTGTCTTTTCCATTTAAATATCCAATTCGATTACTGATTTCTGAAATTCTATATTGAACTGCATTCTTGAAAGTAGTCATATAAGTAGCCATACTGTCATATACTGTTTTATATCCAGCAGTAATATTATATGCATTCGATCCTGCCATTGCAGTTGTTATTAAACCTCGTTCTGTATTGTGTGCTGTAATTAGTTGTTCTATTCTAGTTTTCATTGTTTCTACAACAGTTTTAAAACTTGCATCACTCCGACCAGTTTCCGAATAACTTCCTGCTTCTGTTCTTTGAACTGGATCTACATATGATGCACCATAAGCTGCACTTGTGAGATCCAAAACCAACTGATATAAAATTTTAAAGTTTGGCTCCATATTTGTAGTTGCACCGATTGTCAATGCACCCCCATTTGAAGTCAATATATACTGAACACGATTGTAGAAACAAGCAAATTCTACAGGATTAGTTGTACTCCATGCAGATGATGCTGTCCAAGTTCCTGAGGCGGCTGTACAAGCATTTTCAGTAGTGTAGTTGGAATCACTACAAGAAGAAGTATCATTACAAGTTTGACTTAATACTTTTACCATATTTGAATGACTGCCGACAGTTCCAATTGAATGTATTAAATTTGTATTGCCAACATCAGATATACCACTCGCAGTACAAGTAGTGATCGCAGTATCAGCAGGAATTGTCATAACTGTTGAACCATTGGATGTCTTTCCATTATCAGCATTTTCGGCAGCTGCATTGATGAGTGCTGCTATTGTTCCACTTCCATTGAACATATAGTCTTTATGATCTGTTGCAGCGGGTCTATTATATTCTACAAAAGAACTATGAGCACTATTTGCATCATACACATTCGATGCATAAATCCATTTCTGATCATTCTGTATCACAAAACGATAATCCCCAGCTGGATCGACTGCACCTTTTGAATATTCCGAATACGATCCTGCAAAAACTGCATTTGCATCTAATCCTCCTGGCTGTCTTCCAGTTATACCATCCGAAGTGTTTGCAATCGGTTTATGAGTTCCACCAGTTGAAGGAAAAAACGGATTTGCATTTACAGATGGATAGTTGTTTCCAGCAGTTGTTGCATCTGTTTTCTTTGCACTAGATCTTAAATCTGGATTTGAAGAACGAAATACATCATCGGCCGGACTTGCTATCGCAGTATTATAAGGCCCGAGTTTTGATTGAAATTCTGACTTGTTTAATATCGTACATTCTTCTGCATTGTGTGCTGCGGTCTGTACTGTTCCATTTTGATTGAGATCTGTTCCATCGTTTCCTGCACCAAGTGGTTTCCATGTATCATAATCTATTTCTAATCCTTCTGGTGCAATAATAATATTTGCAAAATTATCGTATGCCTCTAAAGTAACTGTACCACTATGTGTCTGATCTTCCCATGTCTTGAGAGGATATGCAAGATAAACTCCAGGCAATTTAGTTGGAGCAGTACCATCGTAACCTCCTGTTGCATCACCAGCAGTTGCAAGTGCTTTTGTCAAAATCATTTTGGCCGCAACTGCACCTGTTCCAGATCCAGAGGCAGGAACAATATTTGAAATACGAACTGGTTCAAAATTCTTGTTCCAGAATTCTCCTGTATTTGCTGCTGCATCTATTGTCCATGTTCCAGTACCAGAATTAAATACTTTGACTTGTTTGTCTCTTGCTTTATACCATTCTCCTTTAATAGTTCTACTATCGATAGTACCTGTAGATCCACTTGTAGTTCCAGTAACAGTATTTCCAATCGCAAATCCTACAGAAAGATCATCTGATTGAAACACAACATTTGCAGTTGCATTCACAGTCCTTGTTCTTACTGCAGCCGATGCATTACTTGTTCTTCCAAAGACAACACCTTTGACCATTGAAAAATTTCCAGTTGGTATGGATGATCCTGTATTTGCTGTGGTGAAAGTCAAAGTATTTGCAGTTGTATCGTCTACTTCAAATATTCCGTTAAATTCATCAAACTCATCGTCGGCTCCTTTTAGGACAATTCGTTCACCCGAAAGAATACCATGTTCATCTGTAGTTTGAACTGTGACTGTACTTCCCGATCTTGAAATAGAATTCGTATCCAAAGTAATCGTATTAGACACAGGAAATCCAAGAGTGATGTCTGTATTTGCTCCTGTATCAAAAGTACTACCTGTGAGTGTTATGTTGACTTCTGTATCTGAACCTACTTGTGTCGTAAAAATAGCCGCATTAGTTGCTCTATCGGTTAATAATTCTCCTGCAACAAATGTACCTACCGTGTCAAATGTTTCCAATAAAACAGTAGAAGTATTTGCGGATGATTTAATTGTAGAAGTATTGTTTGCAAAATCTAAAAGTGATTCTGATACAGCAAATGTTCCCACTACATTTGAAACTTCCATCCATACATAAGTGTTTCCTGTGTAGTGATCTTCTGCAAGATCATATCCTGCTCCTATATGACCCCCTGCAATCGGTTCAGAATTTGCCACCAATGAATATTCGTATCTCACATCCGAATTTGCAGTAGGATCTACCGCCGTTCCACGATAAGTTTCACCATTGATTGTATTTGCAGGAAGAAATGGTTCAGCAGTAGTTGGTGTTGCATAAGGTGCAGTATTTTCATCTACAGAAATCATCTCTCCGTTTGCTCGACTTCGTGTCATGAAATATTTTGAAAAATCCGTAAAATATTTTGTCGATACTCCGTCATCATCTGTGATAGAAGTGTTTGCATTTGAAGAAGTCGAAAGAGTGATCTGTCCACCAGCATCTGTAAAATCATGTAAAACAATAAACGGAAAAGTTGTTTTGTTTCCTTGAGTACTATCTTCCAACTTAGGCATAGTCAATGCACCAGTAGAAGTATATGCTGTGCCAGGAGCAAAATTAAATTTCATTATATGATCTGGATGTGCTCCATGTAACAATGCTCGTTGTTGTGCAAGTTTATGACATACAGTTGGTAAAGAATCAGAATTGGAATGAGAAGTATTTGCAGCCCCACGAAAGAAAGGAGTAAAATCCACTTTCATCAGATCTGCAAGTTGAACCTCATCGCATATTGAAATCCTTGCAAAAATAACATTGCCTGGCCCTCTTGCAATATCCTCTTTTACTTCAATTTTCTTTTGTTCTATATCCATAATTTCTCTTTAACTTATTGGCCCCGAAAATGGAACTCCTGGCGTATCTGGTGTCACTCCTATGACTATTGCTGCAAGAGTATATGTGTTCAATTCTTTCGCAAGTTTATTTGCAAAAAGAGTTGAAGATGGATTGGGGGAACTGAATATATCTATCAACCCTGCAATCAAACCCGGCAAGCCAGGAGCAGTAATTATTGTATTCTGAAAAAGACTCATCCAAGTTGCAAGACACGAATCAAATGCTTTTGCCATCTTTTGTGCAGTCAATGCACCAGCAGGACTAATTGAACTATAGATACCTCCCAATTCCTGACCTAATGCAGCTGCTCCTGGCATTGCTATAAATGGATGACCTCCCGCATTCATTCCTGCTGAACAAAAATTCATATAAGCCTTTGCAGTTTTCAATCCTACTATTTGTGGAGAAGGATTTCCCGATGGGCCCTTCTCGTATATGTCTATTAATTCTGCTTGTAATCCTGCTACTACTATTGGCATATTATTATCCTAAAAAACATTTTTTAGACATTGCTTTAATTATTTTTGCTGCATATTGTGGCATTATCGGCCCAGTCGGCCCAACTGAACTTGGATGTTGATGATCCTTAAATAAATCCATCAAAAATGTTTTTCCAAGAATCATTGGTTCTGTTTGACCACCTACTGTGATCATTGCACCATCTATTTGACACATTGCATCTGCTTTAATGTCTATCAATGCACCTTCAATTGCGGCTTTAACTATTCCTTTAAGTTTTGCTGTCGTTGTTGCTTGAATATCAATACCCGATGGCCCAGTATTTGATTTAATATCGATATCTCCTAAAGGTGCTTTAAGTTTAATATTTGCTGCCGCACCCATCGGCCCCATGTTTAAATCGATTCCCCCTGTAACTGCTGCATCTATAGTTTCTAAAACAATTTTTCCCAGTAATGCTTTGATGGTTTTTGCAGTTGGAGAAACAATAGGTGCATTTGCAAGTGTTTCTTCAGAAGTACCTCCTATCGTTTGAGATATTGAACCAAAAGAAGTAATCTTCATTGCACCCATAGATCCTAAAGTCATACTCCCTGCTTGATAATTTAATGCACCTTCTGCCGATATCGTATGACTTCCTTTAAACTTATCTATCGCTGCAGCATTACTCCGAACTATATTAGGTGCATTTAACATCAATGTGTTCTTTGCATCAATCACAGTAGTCTGAGCAGCAACAACTGCAAACCCAGCAGGAGCTCCAAGAATAATGTCTCCACCATCCGTTGTTACTACATAATCCTGACCAACAACTGTATGTTTCGATTTTCCAACCTTTGTAAAAGAATCACTATTTGATATTACTTTCTTTTCTGTTCCACCTATAATAGATTCTTGGTTTCCTGTAACCATGTTGTAACGATGGCCGGTAGTGTTGTCTGTTCGTATTCCTTTTGGATGAAATTCAGTAAATGTTCCTGCTCGATGATACCAATGCAATCTTTCTTTTGTTGGTGTATCATCCATCTCAATTAAATGTCCACTCTCCGATTCGTAAACGTGATTAAAAGGATATACTGCTGCATAAGGAGATGGTGGTTGATTTAATTCTGTTGTTTCGTTTACTGTGAACAATGTAGTATCAATAAGTTTTGCATATGGTGCAACAGTCATGCTCGGAACATTTTTAGTCAAATTTTCCGTTGGAACAAATTGAGATGTTATTTTTCCGCTGGTCAAGTTCTTGTTTTTTGATGCAATAATTCCTTCCGTATCTGTTTTTGCAGATGCATCCGCTTCTCCACGAGCATAACGAGAAGTTGTTGGTTCATTTTTTAGTCTAGGATATAACGATTTACTTGTAAGTGCTTGTCTTTCTTCATTCGTGTATTCTGTAATCGTAACTTCTTTTCCATCTTTGAATGATAATTTCTTTGGTGGATAAGGCCAACCCACAAGACTGATAGAACCACCACCCGATTTTGCACCACCTTGAGTTGTAATCGTGTGTCGATCTGCATCTTCAACATCTAATCTTGAATCATTGAATCCTGTGTTTATCTTTGCATAATCTGCTGGAATTCCATGCATCGTTCCCATCATCACAGGTTCTTGTGCAAGTTCACCATCACGATAATATCCCATCACCCACGTACCTTCAACTGGGCCAACTGGTGCTTCCCCTGCATTCGTTTGACTTGCAGAAGTGATCGGCATTATCGGAAATGCCCAAGGCAAATCATCAGTAGGAAGTTCTGATTTGTCAGCAGTATGCCATCCTAGTATCCGAACTCTACATCGACCCAAAAACAAAGGATCTTTACGATCTTCTACGACACCATTCCACCAGACAAATCCATCTTTACCTTGAAAATAAGTAGTATTCATGTTGTAACACCATCAATTGTTGTTTTCATAGTTTGGCCAGGAATTCGTTTTGCAAAAGAATTCTTTATTAGTTCAAAATCAGTTTTATATTCAGTAGGGGTAATTTGATGATGAATCTTTGATACCAAATAATATCCACTATAAAGTTGATGTCCAATTTCTGGTACAAATATAGGCGGATTTGGTGCCATCGATGTTGGAACTTCAAAACGTATCAAATCTCCAACGTGTCTCGATGAATTTCCTGCAACTGTAAAAGTTACTATTATATTTCCAAATTCTTGTAATTGTGCTTTTCTTTGCAATAACCATGTTTCAATTTGATTTGGTTTTGCTTCATTGTCCTTAAATGTTTTTGAGGTAACACCTATTTCCGTAGCATAAGTTTCAAAAGTTGGCGCCATAGGAGGAGGCGGTGAAACAAACATTGCATCATGAGCTTTTGTTGTTGTTGCTAATTTAATAGATGCATCATTAGATCCAAGATAATCGGATACATCACTTATCAATTTATTTTGTGTTCTTTCTGTTGGATGAATATCAGTTGCAATAAAATCTGCAAATATTCTTTGAGAATCATCTTTTGCTTGTGAAAGATCTGTTTCTACTATTGTTGCACCAGTTGTTTCATCTTCTCTTTCTGTAGTGGGATTGTCTTCTTTTTCATAATAATCATATTTAACCTCATCATATTTCATCCGAATTGGATCATAAGCAATCAATTTAGAACCATACATTCCATGTCCAAGATTTTCTAATGTCTTAAATGTACTTTTAACTTCATATTTTTCTACACCAAAAAATTGTAATGGTAAATTTGCATCTATTGTTTCGCCTGTTTTTGGAACAAATTGATACAAAGGAATTGACCCTTTACTCTTTTGATTAATGATCATAGTTTCAATAGATTCATAGAAAAATCCTGTTCCCAATTTTTCATAAAATACAAAAAGAGAGCCAGGAGCATTTGGTAACTGATTTTCATCTGGATTATCTTGACTCGATTCTTCTATCGCAGCAGAAGTAGAACGAGATGCACAAAAATCTATTGCTTCAAATGGAGTCCAATTTGGAACAATCATATTTTGAGGAGTTGCGGTTTTTTCAATGAAAACATTTTTATGATATTCGGGATGAATATGTGCATTGATTTTTTTCAATGAGTCTTTAACTACTTGATGATAGAAACGAGACTTGTATCCTTTACTTATTTTAATTTTCGTACTGATAACATATTCCCAACTAACAAAAAATAATTTATATGCTTTTGCGGAACTCCCTTCCATCAAAGTAGTTTCTACACAATCATACACTTTAAATTTTTGTCTAATAGCTTCCTCACTCTTATCTTCTGAAGTCATTTCTTTTTTTTCTTGAAAATCTGTTCCAGTTCCTTCAGAGCCGGGAGTTCCGTATGTTATGACAAGATCTTCATCTCCAATAATCGGTACTGTTTCCACCAATCCTTGATTATCTACAAAAGTGAAAGTTCCTCTAAGAACTTTAGAAAATAAATCTTCATAAATGTCTAAAGATCCAAATGTTCCCCCTACATTCAATTGTATTATACTATTGGTTGATCTAGAATGTAATGTAAGCTCACGTAATCGAAAATCTCCACCCGATATCGGTGAAGAATAATCTTTATCTGTTAATTTTTTATCTGTTGTTGTTTTGTTGGTTTGATTTGCCATATTTCTTCACTTAGAACATACGTTTTACTTCATAATCCACATCCTGTATTATTCCAGCATTTATCATTTGAAGTTCAGTTTTTTCATCGTTCAATTCAAACTCCCAATCATACTGCGAGATGGTAGTTCTGTCATCTTCACTTAAAGCATTATATGCAGTTTGGTCTACAATATATTTAACTGCTGGAACTCTTTCTGATGTTCCAGTTTTTGCAATTTCTGCACGAATAATTTGATAATAGTACTTTATTGTAGAAATTGCAGAGTCTATACTACCATATTTGGAAACAATGTAATTGTCAAATTGTCTGAGTCCTAAAGGCCAATCAAATACAGGATCATATATATCGTTGAACATCAAAATCAAATATGCATATGCTGGTGTTCCGTATACTTCATTTGAAACCATATCTGGTCTATAACCATCTTTTATACGATAAGGATAATAATCAGTTATCTCTGCTACGACTGCTGGTTTGAACTTCGGCCGTTTCATTATGTTCGTTGCCCGTTGAAACGTATTCGGTGCGTTGCCGTTTATATCATAATTAACATTTGGTATTGATCTAAAATAGTTTGCCATTTATTTGAATCCTATCATTGGAAATCCTAATTTGGAATAATCTACATTATAAAATCCTTCTGAATCTATCCCTACTGCATCGGAATAACCAGTATCAAGTAGCTCTTGTGCCATAACTCCGATCCAAGTAGTTTCTGCATCCCACTTATAATTGAAAGAGTAAATGTTGGGGATTCCAAATCTTTCTCCTTGAAGTAATGTAATATTATCTTTCAATCTAAAATCTGACTTTTTTTGTTTTTCTCTGGCCAGGCGCATAGCATCCATACCTTGACTGACATGGGCATGAGGATCTATCGATGCTGGGGTAATATTATATTTTGCTGCTAAACCACTTGTTGCTTGTACTCGAGCACTTTGAGAATGTGGGCCGTAATTGGGCTTGAGGGCTTGGGAGTGGGGTTCAGTTGCCTGTGTATCAGCAAATTGATCAGAAACAGGATCAGCACTTGTTACATGAACGATTTCTTTAAAAGTCAAAGTTAATGTCGAATGAACAGGAGATCCATCTCTATGAAAACTAATAACACTATCGGGATCATGATTAACCATGAATGATGATATTACAGATCGTTGTATTTTTGGTAAATAAGGGTTTTCTCCACCTGAAGTGGGGCCCGATCCGGGCCCTCCACCTAGTTTACCAGCAATAAATTTAATTGTCCATTGTCTAGGGGAAGCAAAATAAGGGGCCAATAATTTATCCCCAGCTCCAAGCTTACTTTCCACTCTTCTTGGAGTAGAACCATTTTGAAAATCTCCAATTATTTGTCTCACTTCCTCAGCTTCTGGTGCTGATTTTGGAAAAAACTGAAAAGTAAAAGAATGATCCCAGAATCCTTGTGGGCCTCTGTATGTAAGTGCAACACGATTATTTGTTGCAAGACCAGATGCAGCTGCTCGAAAATCTCCAAGTTGTTTAATCCTTTTGTCAGCTTGGTTTTCAAGTATAGTTCCTATATTCTTCGTTCCTTGTTCAGAAAATATATTCTTTATACCTGCAATTATTCCAGTATCTTCTGTGCCTGTACCTAAAATAGCTCTGGATGTGCCTCCTTCCAATTCTTGATAATTTTGTTGTATCGTTGTCGTTAAAGAATTAGGAGGAATATATAATGCAATAGAAGACATTACTTTTGTACTTGCCGCAACAGCACTTCTAGATTCATATGAAGAAAACAAGATATAATGCTGTCCTTGTTTAACATCATTTCCTATAGATTCGGGATATGCATAATGGTTTGCCATGAGAAAACGCTATAAAGGTAAATTTAAAATTAAAAATTCCGAAAAATACATCGGAGATAGTTCTAATGTTATTTATAGGAGTTTGATGGAACTTAATTTCATGAAATGGTGCGATAAAAGTGAAAGGGTTCTCAAATGGAGTAGTGAAGAAGTTATTGTTCCTTACATCTCTCCTATGGACAAAAAGAGACATAGATACTTTCCTGACTTTCTTATTCAGACCGATAAAGGATGGACTCTTATAGAAGTTAAACCTCAAGTTCAAACTAAACCTCCAAAAAAACTTCTGGTTGAAAATCTCACTCCCAAAAAGAAAAGAAGATATGTCCATGCTGTTAAAACTTGGTTGATCAATGAAGCAAAATGGGAAGCCGCAAAAAAGGTATGTGAAGTAAAAGGATGGAGATTTCAAATTATGACTGAAAAACAACTACAACCTTCATAAATAATAATATCATGGCAAGTTTATTAGATAAAGTATCAGATGCGCTTCGTACTGGAACATTTGGAGCAGAAGTTAAACGGTCTGCACAATGGTTTCAAACGAAAATCAAAGGATTAAAAGGAACGTTGAGGAATCAATGGTCATCGACAAATGCACCAAAATTTTATCGGGAAGCAGAAACTAAAGTTAATCCGAAAGTTCTGAGATTAAGAGCAAATTTAGGAGATTTGTTTGCGTATTATTACAGACCAAAACATTTGATGACATTACCATATTATGATCAGTTTCCTTTAATTATGCTGCTCAAATATGAAAAAGATACATTTTTAGGATTAAATTTTCATTATCTCAATCCCAGATTACGTGCAATTCTTTTGGATAGAGTGACAGCTAAAGTAGGACAAGGAATTATCAAGTGGGAAAAAATTGCAAGGATTCCACAAGTTGAACCATGTGTAAAACGATATCGATACGATCATATCGTGAGAAAAGTAATTCCGATAGAAGAAAAAGAAAACGAAATTGCAATATTCTTACCATTAGAACGATTTAAGAAAGCATCTAAGTCCAAAGTGTGGGCAGACAGTAGAAAAAGAATAGGAGCATAATGGCCAGAGACATATCTGCTTTTGCAGCAAGAATTGCACAGGTTGGATTAGCATCCCCAAATAAATTTAAAGTAGAATTTTCTAAATTACCATCCGGCATTCAGAAAGAAGCAGATGTACAAACATTAAATATTATGTGTGAAAGTGTCAACCTTGCTGGAAGAACAATTCAATCTGTACTTGATAGACAATATGGAATTAATAGAGAAGTTCCATATAATGGCCCAACATATCCTCCGCTGACTATTGCTTTTTTATGCTCAGGAGATTATTTAGAAAAAAAATTATTTGATCGATGGAATGATAAAATAGTTAGTATACAGGATGGATGGGATGTAGAATACTACGACAATTACACAGGAACGGTATCAGTAACAGCATTAGATAGAGATGGAGTTACAGCAACACATATGCAAACATATCATGAGTGTTGGCCGAAATCAGTTGCATCAATTGAACTTAATCATTCGACACAAAATTCTGCTCTAAGAATGACTGTGGAAATGGAATATGCTTTTTGGGAAACAGATGATCTTCTGTTAAACCAAACAAGAACATCGGGGACAAGATTAAAAGGACAAAATTTAAAATCATCTAAGGGGGGACAATTTAACATAGTTGGTTGAATTATTATTAACCGTCATGAAAGGAACTTATTATGGCATTACCTAAAATGAACGTTCCAGTTTATGAGGCAATTTTGCCATCGACTGAGAGTGTTATAAAATACCGACCATTTTTGGTCAAAGAAGAAAAAATATTATTGACTGCAATGGAGTCAGAAGATGAAAAAACCATTTCTAATGCAGTTAAACAGATTATTAATAATTGTGTTCAAGGAGATCTTGATGTAGACCGATTACCTACTTTTGATATCGAATATCTATTTCTCAGACTTCGTGCAAAATCAGTAGGAGAAGAAGTTACTATCGGATTGAAGCCATGGGGCTGTCCTCAAAATGATGGAAAACTTTGTGAAAATACAACTGAAGTAAAAGTAAACCTTGAAGAAGTGAAGGTTGAAAAAAATAAAGACCATACCAACAAAATTATGTTGACTGATGATATAGGAATAATATTGAGTTACCCAAACATAGAATCTATAAAAAAAACTATGAGTGGAAATATATCAGAAACAGAAGCTGGAATGCAGATAATAAAAAAATCTGTTGAAATGGTTTTTACACAAGAAGAAACACACGAAAGAGATTCTTTCACAGAAAAAGAATTGGATGATTTTTTCGATAGTTTGAATACGTTACAACTGAATAAAATCAGAAATTTCTTTGATACTATGCCCGTATTAAAACATACTGTGAAGTATACTTGTGAAACGTGTGGTGAAGAAAAAGAAACAACGGTGCAGGGAATTAACTCTTTTTTCGGTTAAGCCTGAGTCATAACTCGCTCGAGAATTATTACTTGAGTAACTTTGCAATGATACAACATCACAAGTGGAGTTTGACCGAAATCGAGGATATGATGCCCTACGAAAGAGATATTTATACAACCTTACTAAGTAATTGGGTTGAAGAAGAAAATGAAAAATTGCGACAACAACAGACAAGTCACTAAGGAAACATAAATGGCTGATTCAAAAAATGCTTTTGCCGCTATAGCAAAAGACCCCCACGCTTCTTGGAATATAAACCGCAAGACAGTACTGAATACAATTAGTAAGAGCACAGCCGTAGAGTTCAAGAACAATGTTCTTAAAAAATATACAGACAAAGATTTAAAACAGAAAAAATCAAGAGCATATGATGCTGTCATAGGTGACATTAAATCTGCCTTAAACCTTCCAAAAGAACCAGCTCGTGAAGATTTTATTAGAGCAACAAAAAAGATAGAAGAAGTTCAAAAAGTTTTAGAGGATGCATTAAAAGAAAAAGATGTGGTGCTTGATAGAGTTCTCATTGATCAACTTTTGGATTTTGTTCAACTTGCTGCTACAGCATTAGACGAAGGTACTCCATTCTTAGGAACAGCAGCATTTAAAACTGTTAAGGATAAAGCAAAAGCAACTGGAACAAATATTGCCAGTGGATTGGTTTCGCAATTAACTCAAGGTATTCCTTTTGCACCAGAAATGATAAATTTCGCTGGTGCTAAAATCAAAAGTGCTCTTGGTGGTGGAGGAGCTTCTTCTTCAGCAAAAGAGATGGCATCCTTATTAAAAGGAGCTAGTGATGATGGTGGAAATGGTGATGCAGAAGATTTTGGTGGTGCAATTGATACAGTAGAAAAAGCAAAAGAAGAAATACTAGGAGGAACATCCACAGGTGGTGGTGCTGCTGGAGGAGGACTTGAATTTACCAATGAATTGTTAATTAGTATAGAAGACCATCTTGACTTCATTCGTAAGAATACTGAAACCGCAGAAACAAGAAGAGAAGATAAAAGGAAGAAAGATGCACAACAAATAGCTGCAATAAAAAAGATGGGAGGAGCAGGTGCTGCTGGTCTGGCTGGTGCTGGTGCTGCTGGTGCTGCTGCTGAAGGATTAGATTGGATGGATCTTTTGATCTTTGATAGAGCTAAAAGTTTTTTTGATAAAAAAGGACTAATTCCTAAATTTTTTGGTGGTGGCGCAGGAAAAGCACCTTTCCCCGGCGGGCCAGGATTTGGTGGTGTAAAACCAACTTTAGGTAAAGGAGTACTTTCTCGACTTGCAATCGTACCTCATTTAGCAAGATTAGGCCCGTTGCTTTTGAATCCGTGGGTTCTCGGGGCAGTAGCAGTAGGTGGTTTGGCATGGTGGTTACTCTCTGGTGATGATGATGATGAAAAACCCCCAGCGAGGAAAAAGACAAAAAGTAAAACACCCACAACAAATGCTTGGGGTGAAAGTATCAGTAGAAAGGGTTTACCAGAACATGAAGAAGGTGTAACTGATGTCAAAGAAACCCATATTGCAAAAATACACAAAGGAGAAACAGTATTAGATAATAAAGCTGCAAAGGATTTTAAAACTGGTCTAGAAACACTTAAATATCTTCAGCAAAATCTTGGTGTTCAATTGATGCCATTAGTAGAAATAATGGGACACTCAGTTGAAGAACTAAAAAAACAAGGATATAAAGGAACTCTGGTAGTTCCTGACAGATCTCAGGAAGCTTTGATAGATCTTGGTTATATCGGAGATACTTGGGAAGACAGTAAATGGGCAAAAGGTTTAGATGAATTATTCGAGCACTTTATACAAGTAGATACTGAAACCGCTTTTCATCGTATAGCAGGTGTGAAATCCTTTCAAGAATCTATTTTGCAGCCCAGAATTGAAGCAATGTCGGAAGCACAGAATAAAAAACCGATGAGTGAGAAAGTGAGAAAAAGTTTTGAAAAAGGAGGTATAGGTGGATTGGGTCACGTAGGAGCAAAAGCAGACTCCCTTGCGGAAGCATTATATGCACTTGGTCTTGATTGGCAGGCTAGTGAAAAACGGATTACAAAAACAGGGGAAGGTTTCGCATCTGACGGATTACTTCAAAAAGGTGGACAATTTTTGCCTGGTTTATCGATACGTAAGGAAGGAACTCACAAAGTAGATCTCTTTGGGCGGACTGAAAATCCATTACATAAAGTCAGACAAACAATGGAAAATATGAGTGTGTCTCAACTGGTACAATTGCAAGGATCAGTAAAAAAATATATGCTTTTAAGAGAAGCTCTTCAAATTGCTAACGGCACACTTGAAGCAGCATACTCAATATGGGGGGCAGGAGATATAGTTACAGGGCCAGATAAAGATATTTTCAGGACTGAATTCCGCCAACATGACCAGCCTAACAGGGGCATCGGAATGTCATCATGGAACAAATTAATCGCAAAGGGCACAGGTTTGGGAATGGTAGAACGTATAAGACCTCTATTAGCAGCAGCAAGTGCTGAAGTCCAAAACTTAGTTGGTGGAAAAGCGTTTTACAAACCTACTGATCAATCCGTCTACGATGCTAGAAATCGAATTTCTGGTAAATACGGCATGGGAGTTGCAAAGGGAGGACTTGGATTATTACATAAAGGTGAAGAAGTATTAGAAGCAGCAGAAGTTGCTGCGATTGGAGCTGCGTTAAATAATGCAGCAAAGAATAGAATTGGTATAGATAGGTCTGGTGGAGGCGGATCTCCTAATGTGATTGATACAAGTAGTACTCAGGTAGTTAATAATACCACCATCATTCCACCAATTGAACCTAATGGCCCGGCATTACCATTTGGATATGCAAATGCTCGGGTATAAAAATAAGATATAACCGAGCATAAGATACATTACGTAAGAGACTATGCTTCCGCAAGTTTCTTGAAGTAATCAAGATTCTCTTCTTCAGAACCAGAAGAAGTATCACTTGTATCGGTAGGAACTACCGATGATTCTACTGTAGTTGGTGCAGTCATTGCTGGTGTTGCAACGTTTCCAAGAACAATATCCAAACGAGATTTTAACTCATCATAGGACTTGAACTTGTCTTCTCCAACAAATTCCGTCAAGGAATGTTGTGAGTTCCAAGTTTCTTCCATCTTGGTATCATCCTCAAACAGAGGAGCCGGAGTTACAAATTCCGACTTGTCATAGTTGGAGAAACCATCAACCTTACGAATTTTAAGTTTAAAATTCGCTCCATCCCAAAAGTTGAATACATCAACTGGTGACTCATCCTCAAACTCTGGATTAGCCATCGAACTAACCTTATCAAAGATTTTCTTTCCATAACGGAAAAGGAAAACCTTACCTTCGTTTTGAGGATTTGCTTTGTCTTCAACGACAAAGATGTTTGAGATGTAGGTCAACCTACGTTTCTGTTTACGGGCGATTTCCTTGTTCGCCTCGATACCCGAATTCCAAAGGGTAGAGTTATACTCTGCCAATGGATCTTTTTGACCGATTGTGGTCAAAGAGTTTTCGATGTACCAACCGCCTGGGCCTTGGAAACCATGATTGAAGATCTTGGCCCATGCCATTTCTTCACCATTAGGTGGGGGAAGGAAACGGATAACTGCATATCCATTACCTGACTTGTCGAGTTCCGCTTTCCAGAAGCGGTCATCCTCTCGACTAAAATTGTTTTGTGGATTGTTAATCTTCTCCACTTC